ACTACAGTCTCTACCAAAATCAAAATCACAATTACAATATGAAGGTTTTAATGATGATCAACGAGCAGCCATAGATCAAGCGTATGGTCCAGGTGGAGTCATGGAGGGATATAATCCTGTTTCTGCTTTTGGTGATGGTCCTTTAGTAACCATTCAAGAAAGAATTGATAATAGGTACGCAAATGTATCAGACCCTGCAAATGATCCAACTATTAAAGAATTAGAAAGACTACGTGATACACTTGGAGGAATAGAAGCGGTCAACGCTGTAAAAACAGGTGCACCGCAAGAAGATATTGGAGCTATACCAGGCGACACAGGTGCTGATCCAACAACTGGAGATTTACCAGGTGGAGGAAATATATATGATGAGTTTGCACCGACAGAACCACCATCATCTTCACCGCCACAAGGCGGAGGCGGAGGACAAGATGCTTCTTCAGATGATTTTGGTGGTGGACCACCAAGCGGACCAGGAGAATCTGGTTCTGACGCTGGGTTTGATGATTCAGGGTCTTCAGATGATGGGCCATCAGATGATGGGCCAAAAGGCGGTGGAGCTGACATGGGTAGTGCTCCAGCGGAATCAACCTACGATGCTGAAGCAGAAGATGAAACGGCTGATGATAAAGGCGGCGGTGGTGGCGGCGGAGGCGGCGGAGGCGGCGGCAAGATCGTCTGCACCATGATGAACGAGTCGTATGGTTTTGGGTCTTTTAGAAATAAGATTTGGTTAAGACACTCAAAAGGTTTGGCACCAGAATATCAAAAAGGATACCACAAGATATTTTTACCACTTGTAAGACTATCTAAAAATAATAAAGTATTAAAAAAAATATTAGAACACATAGCAGTGCACAGAACTATTGACATTCGACAAGAAGCAAGAGGCAAGGTGCATCTATTGGGTAGAGTGTATAGAAAAATACTAGAACCCATTTGTTATTGGGTAGGTAAGTATGCCAAGTAAACAAGACGCATTACAGAGAATAGAATCACACGAAAAGCTTTGTCGTATCATGCAGAAACAAACACATGATAGAATATCAGACTTACAAGGTCAGATTAACAGAATCGAAAGAATACTACTTGTATCTATGGGCGCTGTAATAACTGGTATGGGTGGTGTGATTGTAGTATTGTTACAAAAACTTTAAATCCAAGCTTTTAATTCTTCACCCATAACTTGACTTGCAATATTAACTTTCTTACGTAAAGCTTTTACAATTCTTTCATCAACAGTATCTTCACAGATAATATCAATATATGTCATGGGTTTAGTTTGACCAATACGATCTATACGAGCCTCTGATTGTTGTCTCTTTTCTAAATCATATCCGTTAGAATAATAAATCATATTGCTAGCTGCAGTTAGTGTAATACCATAACCACCAGTTTGCGGTGTGCCTATAAAAAATCTACACGCATCATCTTCTTGAAAACGTTTTATGTTTTGTTGTCTGTCTTCTTGTGGTGTCAAACCATAGTAGTCTACAAAACTATTTTCACCAAACTCTTCTACAACTGCTTTTATAATTTGTCTTACATCACTTTGCCAGTGAGCCCAAATAACAACTTTACCTTCTATCTCACCTAAAACATTTACTAACTCATCAAGTCTATTGCTTTTTAATTCTTGTATAACACCATCATCAGATTTAAAATGGCCACAAGTTATTTGTTGTAGTCTCATCAACTGTGTTAATGCATTTGCAGTGGTAATCATTTTACCATTTAATATCGCAAGTGCTTCTTTTTTCATCTGTGTATAAACTTTAAATTGATCTGGCGTAAGTTGCACAATACGTTTCATAAAAGTTTTCTTTGGTAAATCTAGGCAGTCATCTTTTAATACACGATAAGAAAAATTTTTTAATTTATCTGACAGCTCACCAAGGTTACGATATCCAACTACGATTTGTACAGATCGTCCACCAAAGTTTGCAGTCTTCATTACAGCGTATCTAGTTCTAAACGAGTAATAAGAATTATGGTCCAACAGCCAAGGGTCAAGAAACTCACATTGTTTGTATAAATCTAATGGTGATTTTGTTACGGGAGAACCTGTGAGTATTCTTTTGTACTTTGCATTAATACCTAGTGATACAATATTTTTTGTACGTTTAGCTTCTGGATTTTTTATAGTTGTAGACTCATCGATTGCCATCATAGTGTTGTGTGAATTGATAAATTTTGCAGCAAAATCAACACCTTTTTTAGTAGATAATGCTTCAACATTCATACATAAAATATGTAAGTCTGTTCCTGTTTTAAACAATGTGTCTAAATTTTGTTGTTGTTGCTTTGTAATATTTGCTTGCCACAATACGGACACTTTCTCTATATGATCTGGTAAATGAGTTGGTATCTCAGAACTATACCAGTTCTTATAAACACCCTTTGGTGCAATAATTAATACACCATTAATCTTACCTTTGTCATAAAGCATTGCAACATTATCTATTAATACTTTAGATTTACCTGTACCCATTTCCATAAAATACGCAAAAGCTTTTTTCTCCCAAGACATTTCTAATGCTTTGAGTTGATGTGCGTATGGCTTAGTCTTAAATTTGTAATTCATAAATTTTCTTCTTTCTAGTTGACACTCTATCAAAAACAAACTATATGTCAAGCCATGAAAGATAGAACTGTTTACGTCATACAGGAAATACCTGGTACAAAATCTGGAAACCCAAAAATAAATATTATGGGTGCAGCAAAATACGGTAAGTTTAAATTTTTACTTCCTGAGTTATCGCAAATGATTTTTTCTCCTGGTCCATTAATTTTTAAATTAAGAAACTTATTAAAAAATTTTACATCAGAAGATTATTTATTATTAACAGGTGACCCTGCAATAATTGGTGTTGCATGTTCTATTGTTTCTGATATGACAAATGGAAAATATAATTTGTTAAAGTGGGACAAACAAGAAAGACAATACTACCCAATAGAAATAAATTTGTACGAGAAAGGAAATACAGATGAGTGAGTTAGAAAAAATGTTTATTGAGGATGCACCTCAACAAGTAAACGAATTAAATAATGTAGAATCATTATCTAGCCATGTTTTAAAATTACAAAAGCTAGAAGACGAAATTAAAATGGATGAAGAAAGATTATCACAAAAGAAAGCACAAGCAGATAAACTTTCACAACAAGTGATACCAGAGATTATGGATTCAATGAAACTTAAAACTATGAAGTTAAGAGATGGATCTGCAATAGAGGTAAAAGAAATTTACAGCGCTACAATACCAATAGATAAAAGAGAAGGCGCATTTAACTGGCTTCGAAATAACGACTTGGGTGATTTGATTAAAAATGAAATCACTGTTTCCTTTGGTCGTAACGAAGATAACAAGGCGAGCGAATACGCAGACCTTGCAGAGAGCAATGGTTACCAACCGGTTCAAAAACTTAAAGTGGAGCCAATGACTCTCAAAGCACTATACAGAGAGCGGGTTGAGAAAGAACTTGACCTGCCCTCTGAACATTTCAATCTGTTTAAGGGAAACAAAACAAAAATAACAAGGAACAAATAATATGAGTGAAGAAACAAGAGACATAATAAAACGATCAACTGGTGAGCTATCTGCTTTAGATTTCGTATCAGACTCAGGAATGGGTTTAGAGAACGTAGACAAAGAAGACTTAGCTTTACCCTTTCTGAAACTATTACAATCAGGTTCAGATGAAACTAAAAAGAAACATGCAAAGTATGTAGAGGGCGCTGAAGCTGGTATGTTTTATAATACAGTTACCAAAAAATTATACAATGGTGAAAAAGGAATAGAAGTTATTCCTGTGTTTTATAAGATGACATATCCAGAGTGGGCACCTTTTGAAAAAAGAGAAGGTAGACCTATACATAATGACAGAGGACCTGGTATTATGGCAAAGGTAACTCAGAACGATAGAAACAAAGATATGTTAGATAATGGAAATGAAATTATCAAAACAGCAAATCACTTTGTAATTATTAATGGTGAGCGACCAGAGAAAGCTTTGATGACTATGAAGTCAACACAGCTTAAGGTTAGTAGACAATGGAATTCTTTAATGGAGAATGAATTTGAAAACGATCCTAGTACAGGGAAATCTTTACAAGCACCTACATTTTCTAGAATTTACAAATTAAATTCTGTAGAGAACTCAGGTAGTTTTACTTGGCATGGTTATAATGTGTCTATGTTAAGAAAAGTAGACAATGCCGGCCTATATCAAATGGCTAGAGATTTTTATAACTCTTTGAAGAACAGTCAGCAAAAAGCTGCAGCTGTATCACAAGAGGAATCTAACTACTAATTCGCCTCTACGGAGGAGATAGGAGCGGCAATGCGAGAGTGGAGCCGCTCCGACCCGGGATCTTATGGTTGAAAAATTTATAGAATTATTTAACGGATACCAAGGAGACTTTGGTATAGCCGACATGTCTTCGGCACAATTAGACACTGACAAAAATAAACTCAAACCAAACTACGAATGGGCTGGTAGACCTATTACACAAGGTGACTATCGAGATCACATTGAAGGTAAGATATCAATTGGTATACAACCATGTAGATTAGATAGAACAGTTCAGTTTGGTTGCATAGATATAGACTCAAAAGATTATTCTAGTTTCAAAGTAGAAAACTATTTAGCATTGTTTCAACAATTTAAATTACCATTAGTACCATTACTATCTAAAAGCGGAGGACTGCATTGTTATTTGTTTTTAAAAGAACCAATACCAACTGTCGATCTAATCTCGGCACTGAAGTCTTTTCTTCTGCCTCTTGGATTAGATCCTGACACAGAAATTTTTCCAAAACAGAAAGAACTAAAGGAAGATGACAAAGGAGAAATCAAACCAGGAAACTTTATAAACTTACCATACTATAACAATGGTAACACTAAAAGATATGCAGTTGATAAGAACAATAACAAACTAGACCTAGATAAATTTATAGAAGTTGCTAATCAAAATAAAATAGGTAAACAAGAGTTAGATAAACTTGTAGAAGAAACATACAGAAATATTTTAGTAGGAACTCACGAAGAGTTTGAAGATGGCCCACCTTGTTTGGCATTGTGTTCAAAAAGAAAACTAGATGATGGCAGAGATAGATTTATGTATAACTACATGGTCTTTGCTAAAAAGAAATACAAAGACAAGTGGCCAGACTTTGTTGCAAAAGCAAACTATAATTATTTAGAAGACCCATGGGATAAAACAAAATTAGATTCTAAGATTACTGCATGGAGAAAAGATACTGCAGGTCATACTTGTTACGAAGATCCAATACATAGTAAGTGCATGCGTAGTCTTTGTTATACAAGACCATTTGGTGTGAAGTCAGATAGTATTACTATGTTTCCAGACATTACTGACTTTGAAATTATTATGTATGCTGAACCAGAGTATAGATTTAATGTGGCATTACCAGATGGCACTAAGGCTGGCGTTGTAGCAAGCAACAGGCGACTGATAACTAAACAAACAGAACTATTAGATTTGATATGGGAGCAAACTGGTATTTATCACGAGCCATTAAAACCAAAAGATTTTAGAGCAAAGCTTACAGAGTTTAGAAAGAACTCTACAAAAATTACACCACCTGCAGGAACACAGATAGAAGATAGATTAAACGAAGAGTTATATCAATATTGCGTTAATGGACCACGTGCAAGAAACAGAATACAAATTAACAGTGGATCTTGTTTGACAGAAGAAGGACATCACTTCTTTAGATTTAATTCTTTTATAGATCACCTAGGATCTAGTTGGAAAATACCAGAAGAACGAATAGCACAAAAACTAAAAGACAAATGTGGTGTGGAGTTTAATCATTCTTTAAATGTAGAGGGTAAAACAATTAAGGTATGTAGAGTTAAACAACTACACATAGATAAGATAGAATACAAACCAGTAGAAAGAAAAGAGAGTAATTACTAATGAGATACAAGGTAGTAGGTCCTCCAGGCACAGGTAAGACAAGAAGATTGTTAAACGAAGTACAAAAGTATGTAGATAAAGGTGTACCATTAAATCGTATAGGTTACTTTGCATTTACTCGTAAAGCTGCAGGTGAGGCAAGAGATAGATTTTTAAAAATAAAAACAGAACTTACAAAAAAAGATATTAAATACTTTCAAACATTGCACTCTTTAGCATTTAACAGATTAGGTTTGAAAGAAGAAAATGTAATGCAAGATCTAAATTACAAAGCAATAGGTGATACTTGTGGTATTCAAATTAAATATGCATCGTATGAAACAAATAATTGGAATGGTATCTTTTCATCTGACAGTGAGTATCTAGGATTAATTAATCTAGCAAGAGTAAAACAAATATCAGTATTAGAACAATTAGATTTAAACGAACACCTATCAAAAATAGAAAGAGATAAGTTAGATGCAATAGACAAAGAGATAAACAATTATAAAAAAATATATAATTTAATTGATTTTACTGACATGATACAAAAATTTTTAGATACAAATGATACACCAGAGTTTGATGTTATATTTGTAGATGAAGCACAGGATCTATCTTTAATACAATGGTCCATGATTAATAAGATAGAGAAAGACACAGGTTGCGATGTGTGGGTTGCAGGCGATGATGATCAAGCTATATTTGGTTGGGCTGGTGCGGATGTGGATTCTTTTATTAATTATGATGCAGAAGAGATATTATTAAAAGAGTCTGAAAGAGTGCCAAGTAGTATACAAAAAATAGCGTTAGATGTCATCAACAGAATACAAGATAATAGGATTGACAAACAGTATTTTCCAAAGTCTGAAACTGGTGACATTTATGAAAGATATAAATTATCAGACATAGATATGACTACAGGTGATTGGTTAATATTAACCAGAACAAAATCATTATTAAAACCAATACCAACATATTTAAAAAAGAAAGGTTTATTTTTTAATACAGCACAAGGAAATAGTATTGGAAAAAGTTTGTACGAAGATATACAATACTGGTCGCAATTACAAAAAAGAATACCACTTCCTGACATACAAGTACAAAGAATTAAAGAAAGAATAAAAGACTCAATGAATCTTTCATTAAAATGGTATGATGCATTTGATAATGTATCAGATAGTCAAATAACTTACATGAGACTATTACTATTAAATCATGAAGATCCAACGAAAGAAGCAAGAATAAAAGTATCAACGATACATGGAGCTAAAGGTGGAGAAGCAACTAACGTTGTTTTATTTTTAAATGAAACAGCAAACACAATTAAAGGAGCAAAAAAATCTACAGCTAAACAAGATGAAGAGTATCGTGTTTGGTATGTGGGTATAACAAGAACTATGAAAAATTTATATTTAATAAAATGTCCAAACAAATCTAAGGAGTTTAAATTATGAGTGATGATCCATACTTAAAACAAGTTTCTGGTACACATTATATGTACATGGAGATACAGCCAGCAGAGTTTATTAATAAGAATAAATTGCTTTTTGCAGAAGGCAATGCTATAAAATACATATGCAGACACTCTCACAAAGGCGGAGTAGAAGACATAGATAAAGCTATACATTATTTAGAAATGATTAAGGAAAGAGATTATAAATGATATTCAAAGCGCAAACAGAATGGGTGAAGCCTACAGAGTTTCCTGATTTAAGATTTTGTGATGAGATTGCAATTGACTTAGAAACACATGACCCTGATTTAAAATCAATGGGATCAGGTTCTGTAATTAAAAAAGGTAAAGTTGTTGGCATTGCAGTTGCAACAGATGGGTACGCAGGATACTTTCCATTCGATCACGAGGGTGGTGGCAACCTAGAAAAAGACAAAGTAATTCAATGGTTTACAGATATTTGTAAGACTACATCAACAAAAATATTTCACAACGCAATGTATGATGTGTGTTGGATTAGATCTATGGGCATACAAATTAACGGACAGATTGTTGACACGATGATTGCAGCATCACTCGTAAATGAAAATAGATTTAGATATGATCTTGGATCTTTAGGTTGGGACTATCTTGGCCAAGGTAAGAATGAAACAGAATTAAATAATGCAGCAAAAGAATGGGGCGTTGATCCTAAAGCTGATATGTGGAGGATGCCTGCAATGTATGTTGGTAACTATGCTGAACGTGATGCAGAGTTAACTTTAGGTTTATGGAAAGTTATGCAGAAAGAAATTATAGATCAAGACTTAGATTCTATTTTTCATCTAGAGACGGATCTTTTTCCTTGTCTGGTCGATATGCGATTTCTTGGGGTGAGAGTGGACGTTCAAAAAGCTCATGAACTAAAACAACAACTAGCATCAGAAGAAGATACACTACTCCTAAAAGTAA